ATATATGGAGACTTATTATATTATTGATAAAAAGAGTTTATATTTTCTCCGTGAATTTATTGAGTGGAAATATATTGATACTCCTCCAACTCCACCTAAAATAAAAGAATAATGAGTTTTAAACAATTAGAAGAGGAAGTACAAAAAGGAATACAGGGACTTAATGCTGGAATACCTATGGGATTTAATCGTCTCAATAGGTATATAGGGATAAGGAAGAGAGTTATGACGCTTATATTCGGAAGTTCAGGAAGTGGAAAAACCTCTTATGCCCATTCCGCATATATCCTTAACCCCTATGACCATCTTCAGGAGATAAATAAAAGTGGAATAAAATTTAAAGTGATTCTCTTCTCTATGGAGAGGAGTAAACTTTATATTCTTGCTAAATGGATTTCCAGAAAGATATTCTTAGATCAGGGAGTGTTAATTCCTGTACCAAAATTATTAGGATGGTGGGAACAGAAACTTACAAAAGATGAGCATGATCTCTTTCTTATGTATCAGGATTATCTAAATAACCTATTAGAAGTAGTAGATATAATTGAGGGCCCGCAAAATCCAACAGGAGCTTTTAAATATGTCAAAAATTATGCTACAGAAAATGGAGTATTTGAGGAAATAGATCAATACAATAAAGTGTATATTCCTACTCATCCTAATGAGATAGTAATAGTAATGTTTGATCATTTAGGTTTGACAAAAATAGAGAAAGGACAAAGCACTAAAAAGGAAGCTATTGATAAGTTGAGTGAATATATCCAGATAATCAGAGATAACATGGGATATACCCCTATTGCTGTAAGTCAGCTTAATAGAAATCTTAATAATCCTATATATAAGAAGTTAGATAGCTTTGAGCCAAATATCGACGACATCAAAGAGAGTGGAAATCCTGGAGAAGCTGCTGATGTTGTTGTATCTCTTTTCGATCCTATAAGATATCATACAACAGATCCTGGATATAATGTAGAAAAGTTTATAGATCAAACAACAGGAGGTAATTATTTTAGAAGTGTAAAAATCCTTAAAAATACCTTTGGAGAGGATCAAATTAGAATAGGGCTTGGTTTTCACGGAGCTGTGGGAATTTTTAAAGAACTACCTCGTAAGCAGAATATGGATAATTTTGACTATCAGAGTTTATTTAACGGAAGTTTTTTCTTATAATTAATATTATGAAACGTACATCAGAAACTAAAATCATCAATTTTAAGGGACTTGATTTAAGTGTAGACTATTATTTATATCCAGGAGACCCTGGAAAATGGACTCTTGATAATGGAGACCCTGGTTATCCTCCTACACCAGATGAAATAGAAATTGATTCTATTACATATATAGGAGGAGATATAGCAGATTTTCTATCTGGGATAAATCTCTTAGACGACCTTTGTGAACTTTTATAAATAAATCATGTTAGCAGAAGATAAATTAAAAATAACAATATATGCCTTAGAAGAATTTGGTATAAGCAGAGAGATAATTGAAGATATGCTCTCTAATTTGGAAATAGCATTAGCAGAGAGTTATAAGAAAGCTCTTACAGAAGCTCTTGATAAATTAAATAATATATGAGTATTAGAGACGAGAGACAGAGAGAATTCTCTGAAGTTTTTCTCAATAGCAGGAGGAAAGGGGTGTTATATTTATCTCCGAGATTTGGAAAATGCAGGGTAGGATTTTTTATATTAGAAGCTCTGGATAATCCTAAAGTATTAATTTCCTATCCAGATAATAAAATAAAACATTCCTGGAAGAAGGAATTTGCTTTTTTAAAATATGATGATTCCAATATAACATATACAACACATCTTTCTGCTCATAAATATATAGGACAAAAGTTTGATCTTATTATTACTGATGAGTGTCACCTCATTAGCGAGAGACAAATGTTAGCCTACCAAGAGCTATTTAAGACTAATAAGCAAGTATTAGGGCTAACTGGTACACTATCTTCAGAGACAGAGAATAGGCTTAAATATGGCCTTGATTTGCCTGTTATAGCCAGATATTCTATAGAAGAAGCAATAGCAGAAAATGTCATATCAGATTATGAAATATCTGTTATTAGAATACCTCTTGATAATCTCTTAAAAATATATAAAGGGAAGACAGAAAAACAGAAATTTGATGAATATAGCTATATAATAGACAAATTAGCTAAAGAAGGAAAAGATTCTATGTTTCTTCGCCTTAGTAGAATGAGACTTATTCAAAATAGTGTAGCAAAAATAAAAGAGACAAAAAGAATCCTAAAAGAAAATCAGGATATGCGTATTCTGGTATTCTGTGGAGTAACAAAAATAGCAGACTCTTTAGGAATCCCCTCCTATCATAGTCTCTCTAAAGAGAAGAAAATATTCGAGAACTTTGCTAATGGAATAGGAAATCATTTAGCTGTTTGCCGAATAGGAAATACAGGAGTGACTTATAAACCTCTATCTCAAGTAATTATAAATTATTTTGACTCAAATCCTCAAAATCTTGTTCAGAAAATAATGAGAGCTCTCTCATTTGAATATGACAATAAAGAGAAGAAAGCTAAAATATTTATCATTACCTCTATAGAGATAGCAGAGCTCCAATGGTTAAATAAAGCGTTAATAATGTTTAATAAAGATAAAATTATTTATGTCTAAATGCTTTATTATCAATAATATTTTGTATATTTAATCTTTAAAACTATAAAAAATGAAAGGTGAAACATGAAAAACGAAGAAAAAGAAGAAAAAGAATTTCAATTACCAGAAGAGATTACAATCTCAAAAGGAACTGACCCCAGAGATCTTGTAATTCTCTCAATACCTAAGATGGGAAAAGGAACTATATTAGGAGATTTTACAACTAAATATAATGGATTAGTATTAGACCTAGAAAAGGGGGGATACGATTACATAAATGCAAGAAAATTAAGTACATACGTCTCCCAGGAAACTACAAGATGGGAGAGTTTTAAGAATTATATAAAATATAGAAATCTTCTTTTAGAAAATATTGGTAAATATAAATATCTTATTATTGATGGATTATCAGATTTAGATGATCTATCTGAAATAGGAGGAACTATTGCATATCAAAAATCTATTATAGGTAAGAAATTCAATAGACCAAATTTAGATCCCTCTTTAGCTCCTTATGCTCCTACAGATCCTGAATGGAAGTCTGTTCTCACCCTACCAGATGGAGCAGGCTACATGTCAACGCGCCAGTGGTTCTTACAGCAAGTAGAAATGTTTAGACAAATATCTCCATATAGGATATACGCAGGACATATTGCAGACAAATATATTAAAGATAATGGTAAAGAAGAGGTGATAGGAAGTGAAATTTTTCTTACAGGTAAGCTTAAAAATATCTTCAGTTCTAAGGTAACTGCTCTCTGCAAACTAATCTCTGAGGGGAATGACAGATATTTGAATTTTGATGTAATGAATGACTCTATTATTGCAGGGTCAAGAGCTGCATATTTAACTGGTAAAATACTAATTTCAAAAAAAGAAAAGGATGGAATAACCACATTTTGGGAAAATATTTATAAAGACGTATGTTTAACTAATAAAAAGTAAAAAGATGGCAGAAAATGCAATTAGTGGAAAGAAAAGAGTAGCAGGAGAAGGAAATTTTGAGAAGAAAATAGGCTTATTCGTTGGTAGGGTGATTGCAATCAATCCTAATGTAGAAGAATATAAGGAAATATTAGGAATAGATCTCCCAGAAGATAGTAAAGAGACAGAATATCTTGGAGAGACAAAAGAGTCAAATACATATTTGCGTGTTACTGTTTGGCTTGAGGAAGATAAGACGAAACAGAAATTTAAAGTGAATTTCTTCCTGGAAGACAAACCACGAGAAAATAAAGATGGTACAAAGAAACAATATAAGAATTCTATTGGAATGTGCTCTTGGGCAGATGATCCAAATAATCTCCCTTCCTGGTTTAAAGAGAGAGATTATCGTGTAGCATATACAGGAGAAGAAGAATTGTATTCTTTCCTTAAAATGTGGTTTGGAAAACTTGATCTGAGAGACAAAGATTCTATTCTTCAATTAGATTGGAAGAAACTTATGAGAGGAAATGTAAGAGATCTTACAATTCATATTGATGGAGAACTTACCACTCCTGTTTTATGCTTAGCTACAGTGGTTATCCGAGATAAGGATGGAGAGAGTAAAGAATATCAGGGAGTTTATAATAAAGCTTTTCTTCCAGCAAGTAATTTAAGTCACTTTAGGGTGGTAGATTATTCTAATCCTGAAATAATTTCTAATCTCGCTAAGAAGAAATCTAACTCTCTTAAATTTCATGAGAAATTTGTTCTTCAAGTTACTAATCCTGAACATGGATGTAAAGATATCTATATCCTAAAAGATCTGAAGATATACAATTCTGAAGAATGGCTTGTTGCATCTGATAGAATAATTGATTCCGATAATCAGGAATATTAATAGAGAGAATTATTAATAATAAGGCTTCTATCAGAAATGGTAGGAGCCTTTATTTTCTTACCATGATAAAAGGAAAGATAAAGAAAGATTTAAGTATAGATACAGTGCTATCTTTTATCCGTCCATATGACATCTATAAATATTATATGCCTTATAAGGAATGGAGTTTGGATAGGATAACAAAAAGTCCTTTTCATGAAGATAAGACTCCCTCATTTATGATTGGACATAGAGAAGGAGGATTATATCATATAGACTTTTCTAGAGCTCTGTATAGAGGAGGATGTTTTGATTTTGTACAACAACTCTTGGATCTTTCTTCCTTAGATGAAGTGTTAAAGAGAATAGATGTTGATTTTGGTCTTGGAATAAGCAGTAGTTCTACTAAAGACTATAAGAGAATTATTTCTGAATATAAACAGCCAGAAGATCTTGGAAAGAGATATTCTCTTATTCAGGTGAAGACAAGGAAGTTTACTCAGGAAGAACTACAATACTGGAAGCAATACAGTATTACTAAAGAAGACTTAATTTCTAATAACATCTATTCTATAGAAACAGTATATCTAAATAGACAAAAATACCCTCTTAAAGAGACAGAATTAAGGTTCGCATATTTATACGAAGGATCTTATTGGAAAATCTACTCTCCGCATGAAAATAGAAAGAAAAAATGGCTAAGTAATGTTCCTTTAAATCTTGCCTATGGATTGAATAACCTTCAGCCTAATAAGAATACATTAATTACTGATTCATTAAAAGACTATATGGTATGTAGAAAAGTATATGAACATGTTTGTCAAGTACAGAACGAAAGCATTTCTGCTTTCTCTAAAGAAACAGTAAATTATATTAATGATAATTCAAAGTATATTTATTTGGGGTATGACAGTGATACTGCTGGAAAAATGGCAAGTAATTATATTACTAAAACTTTTGGATGGAAACATATTAATACACCTGACAAATATCTTCCAGAAATTAAAGATTGGAGTGATTGGACTAAAGAATGTGGACTTGAAGTTATTAGAAATCATTTTATTACTAAAGGATTATATGATTAATTTTTATCATCTTTATGTAATAAATTTTATAATAAAGGAAAAAGATTGATATAATAAGTCCCTGAGAAGGCTGTATCTGAAGCTACATTGCCCTGAGAAGGCTGTGCAGTGCAAGAAACAGATTTTTTTTCACATTATTGATATGATGTATTATGTTGTATAACATATTAATACC